CAACAAGATAAACTTGCTTTAATAACTTTGAACGCTTCAACGGGTGCGTACATTCAAGGGTATTCGTATAACCGACAATAATTTTCAGATAAATTTGGTAATTTTTACAACGATTCAAGCAATAATTTATATTTTACTACAAGAGCAACATCAACCCAAAAACCTAGAATATTTAAATTCAATTCTTCTTATGGCGTTTCTGCCGCAAAACAATACAACCCTAGCCCTGTAAGTGGTGGAGATGGTCAAAGCGGTTGGTATAATTCAACATATTTATACAATGGCGTAATATATCTGTTTACTAGTACGCAATCAGCAAGTTTAATGCAAGTTGTAGCAATAGACCCCGCTACATTATTGCCATCTTGGACATTAAATATGCAGTTTTCAGGTGCTACTTTGTCAAACATAATGGGTGATAATGGTGAATCTACTATTTTTGCTACTTCAATTGGAATATATGTTGGCGTTCGAATTAATGGTTTTAACAACTATTTTAAACTGCCTTTAGATGGAAATATATCGGTTACAAAAGCGGTTACCGCACCATCGGGAAGCACAGGTTATACGGTTGCATTTACTAAAGTAACATCAGGTACTTCTATGGTTACATCGTCTGATATTAGTTTTTCTTCTACTGGAACTTTTGCTACACCTACAGAAACCAACGCAGGGGCGGCGGCTTCTGGAGGTACGCCCTTTAATGGTGTTACTCCAGTTACCCCATTAACAACATTATAAAGCGCACTATGGATTTTTATAAACATTATGCAATAATTGAAAATGGGGTAGTCATTGAATACCCTGTTAATCCTCGCACATTTGTATTATCTACAGGCGATTACAACATTCCTCCTTTTTGGGAAGGCGGGATTTTGGATGGAAAAACTTATGTGTTTTGTCACGACAAAAAACCACAAACAGATTACACAGAAATCCTTGTAGAAACTACACCGTACTATGATAACGAAATGCAACTTTGGTATCGCGGCTATCAAAAACAAACCGCTACTGATGAATTAATTGCACTACGCCGCAATATTGAAATAGAAACTAGTCAAAGTAATATTAATGCTTTGCTAGAAACATATTCTGAAACACAGGAAATAAATCTTGAATTGTCAAACAGACAAAAAGAAGCATGGGGTAAATATCGAAATGAATTATTGGAAATACCAAATCAAATTGGTTATCCTATGCAGATTTTGTGGCCCACAACCCCTGATTCTGACACAACAGTTATGAAACTAGAGGTAACAAGAATATGAACATCGCCAAATCTGATTTAATGATTGTTGACAATGTGTTTGTCAAGATGATGCACTTTTATTATAAAGGTGATGTAACTGAATCCCGTGGACATAGCCATACCTTTGACCATATTACCTTGTTAGCGCAAGGGTCAGTTTTAATGCAAGTGTTAGAAGAAAACGGTTCTGCGGTTGAGCATAAAGCACCAAAATTAATTGTTACTCCAAAAAACATAAAGCATAAATTTACTGCTTTGGAAGCCGATACTGTTTTATGTTGTATTCATGCGATACGCGATGGCAATGGAGTTGATGATATTGCACCGCAAAACATTACTGAAGAAGAAGCCAACATCTTGATTCAACAATTTTCAATGGTTAATCCCACTACTATTGCATAACACAATGTATGCAAATATTTTTTAAAAAAAACTTTCTTTCTTTACAAGAATGTACACAACTAAATAGTTGGGTAAAAAAAGGAGTTGAAGAAAAGTGGCTTGATGCGGGGATTAGCCGCAATTCTGAATGGAGTTATTTAGATAGAGTAACTACGCGTAATTACGGCGACCGTTTTAATTATCCTGAAATCGCGCATCAAATTTTTAACAAAATTACTGATTATTTAGGTTTGCATGATGCGCCTAAAAGTGTAATTGGCGGTGGTAAAAATGGAATTGTAGTTTCTTGTACATTTCCAAATGGTGATGTGTATCTTCATAAAGACCCAATGGAAGGCGAACTTCATGTTTTGCGGTGCAATGTAATGACGCAAGCCGCTGATTGTGGCGCAGAATTATTTATTGGCAACAAAAAAATTGACATTTCCGTTGGCGATTTGCATTGTTATTTACCATCAAATGTGGAACACTATGTGACCAAAGTTGATGGTAATACACCCCGAATTATGTGGATGTTTGGATATCAAGTTTCTATTAAACAATTTAATACATTACAAGAATCATGGAAAACACTAAAAAATTAAAGATAGCCGTTTACGCAATCAGCAAAAACGAAGAACAGTTTGTAAACCGTTTTTGCGATTCGGCTAAAAATGCCGACATTATTCTAATTGCCGATACGGGTTCTACTGATAGAACCGTAGAACTTGCATTAGAAAACGGCGCAATAGTTCACGACATTTGCATTAGCCCTTGGCGGTTTGATAAAGCCCGCGATACCGCTTTGGCATTGTTGCCGCGTGATATAGATGTTTGCATTTCGCTAGATTTAGATGAAGTGTTAATGGATGGTTGGCGCGAAGAAATAGAACGCGTTTGGCAAGAAAACACTACGCGCTTACGATACAAATTTGATTGGGGTTGCGGCATAAGTTTCTTTTACGAAAAGATACATCACCGAAGTGGCTACCATTGGCATCACCCCGTACATGAGTACCCGCGCCCTGATGGTCGCATCACGGAAATTTACGCGCATACCGATATGCTTTTGGTTCAGCACTTGCCCGACAATACCAAATCCCGCGGGCAATATATGCCGCTACTGGAACTTGCGGTTAAGGAAGATGTCCATTGCCCCCGCAACGCGTTTTATCACGCACGGGAACTAACTTTCTATGCGCGTTGGCAAGATTCAATCGTAGCCCTAAATAAGTACCTTGCAATGCCTGAAGCCAATTGGCAAAACGAACGATGCTATGCAATGCGTTTGTTGGGCAAGGCGCATGAAGAACTAGGGCAATCTGTAGAAGCACATAAGTGGTATCGCCTAGCGATTGCCGAAGCCCCTAATACCCGCGAACCTTGGTGCGAACTGGCGATGTTCTGCTACCGCCGTAGCCTTTGGGTTGAATGTTATTCTGCGGCGAAATCGGCACTTGAAATAAAAGATAAACAATTGGTTTATACAATGAACCCTGATGTTTGGGGCGCACAACCTTGGGATTTGGGTAGCATTTCTGCTTGGCATCTTGGGCTAAAAGAAGAAGCCACACAACTTTTAGAAGAAGCCATAAAATTAGCCCCTGATGACCAAAGATTGCGAAACAATATGCAATTTATGGATGCCGATTACAAAACCTTTGATAAGGTCGAAAATGCCGACACAATTAGAAGCCCATGAAGAAATATGCACATTGCGTTATGAAATGCTTTGTGCGCGTATTAAGCGATTAGAAGGCATCATTATCAAGGCTTGCGGGGCTATGTTGTTTGGCATGGCGGGCGTGATTTATTCATCTTTGGTACATTTGAAATGAAAGATTACGCCGTTGCATTTATAGCGGCGGTTTGCATTGTGGCATTTGTCATTTTTGGCACATACATCATTGCTTGGGCAGGGTGGGGGTAAATGCGTTGGTTGCTTGTGGTTTTTCTATCAGCATCACAAGCGGCATCTGATAAGACAGAATACCGTTGTATCCGATGGGCATGGTCGGGTGATGTTTATAACCGCAAAGTTGTTTGCCTTGAGTGGGTGAAAGTTGTACGCAAATGATAGACCCCATAACCGCATTAGAAGGACTACAAAGCGCAATAGCAGTAGTTCGTAAAGCCGCCAAGATTGCAAACGATTTAGGCGGTTTAGCGGGCGTTGTTGGCAAACTATTTGATGCGCGTAGTCAAGCGACCAAGGCAATGGTTGAAGCCAAAAGGTCGGGCAACAAATCCAACTTTAGCATTGCAATGCAAATTGAAAATGCGTTGATGGAAACGGCTAAGTTGGAATCCCAACTTCAATTGCTTTATATGCAAACGGGAAACATAGACGTTTGGAATAAGATTAAAGCCCGCGCCGCTGAAATGGACAGAGATGATGCCATAGCCGCCCGTAAAGCCAAAGAAGAAGAACAACGCCAAAAGGATTTAGAAGCAGAACAAATGCAATGGGCGGTTGCTATTGTTGTCATTGTTATGTTTATTGGCGCAATAGGTTGGGGGCTTACACAAATTGCCGAACTATGCGCTACGACAAGGTGCGGGCGGTGAATGAGTACCAAAAGCAAGCCGACAAATTTTTTAAAATATTTGCGCGTTTGTATGTTGCATATTTGGTAATTGGGTTATTGCCTCATTTGCCAAATGAGTTAGCGGGAAAAATTGTAAATAAACTTCTTGGAATGATTGGACTGTAATGCTTTCACTATTTTCTACACTTGGCGGCTTACTTATTTCGGGTTTGCCCAAACTACTTGATTACTTTCAAAACAAAGCCGACCAAGCGCATGAACTTGCTTTGGCTAGGATGCAAACAGAACGCGAACTACAGTTAGCCGCCGCGGGGTTTGCCGCCCAAGCGCGTATTGAAGAAATCCGCACCGACCAAATTGCAATGGAAACAGAAGCACAAATGACGGAAGCGGCA